TGTCTCTGAACTTTGTTCTTGTGGGGTAAGGTCAAAGTAGCCGAATGGATCTATTTCTTTAGCCATTTAACCTCCTAATATTGTTGTCTAAATAAATCGTCGAATTGATCTAGTGGTAATACTTCAAGTTCATTTGTAATTTCGATTACTTTACCATTTTCTATATCAACATAAACTCCTGGTGTTTTACGTTTTGTATCGTACTTACCATCTTTTATTGATATTCTATCTTTTGGAATTTTATTTTGTTTTCTTAATTGAGGTGATATTATTTCTTCAAAAACTGTTAAATTGTAAGCTCTAAAACCTTTACCTAAGTCTTTCTTATTATCCTCGTAAGCTCTTCTAAAATTAGCAGTGTCTCCATAAGTTACACCTGTATATTTTTTTTCTAATAACTCAGCAGTTTTTGCTCTTATTTCTTCTGGTGTTGCGTTTGCCGGCAACATAATTTTTGCTTCTCTTTGTGCAGCTATGAGTTTCTCTGGTGTCGCGTTTTTTAAAGCTTGATTAAGACCCATTGAAACAGCACCTTTTCTAATAGCTGCCTCTCTTGCGTCATCTGCTTTTACAAATTGTTGGTAACCTGCACCCAAAGCTTGTATTGGATCAACACCTGATGCTAGTGCAAAACCAACCTGACCTATTGGCAATCTTGTTTTGGGTGTAAACTCTCTTAAAAGTGGTTCAAACTGTTCGATATAATCTCTAGTGTCTTGAGCAATCATTTCTGGACTACGAGTTCCATTAGCTAACTGTTTTCTATCTTCAATACCAGACATGATACCATCATTAGCTGGTCCACCTCTTCTAAACATTGGTCTCTTTAAAGTTCTAGACACTAGAATATTCTCCCGTATATGTCCGCTCCTGCCAGACCTAAACCTAAAGCTTTCATTAATGGACTTGCTCCTGCCGCTGCAGCTGGTGCTTGAGCTAATTCAACTCGCCCTGCTCCTGTTTGTCCTGACAACGCTGCAATACCTTGACCAAATCTAGCTAATGCTTGTCTTGGTTCATCGATAGCCATCTGTGCTGCTTGTCTTCTTGCATCAAGAATAGCTTGTTGTTGTGCTTGTTGCGCTGCACCTAATGTTCCTAGACCTGATATTTGCGCTCTTGCAAAGTCTTGTGCTCTTGCACCTAAACCTGCTTGTGTATTCGCTATATTCATCTGGTTAGCAAGATCTTGTTGTCTTCTTGCTGCTGCGTTTTGGAAACCTTGTTGTAATAATTGAGCCTGTAAGGACGCTCGATTCCTGTCACTTGCCGCTTGAAACTCGGCTCTTTGTACACCTTCTCTACCACCACCAAACGCACCAGGTGTTCCTAATGCTGCGGCTGCTTGTTGAGTTTGTTGTATCTGTCTTTGTCTATCAAACTCTTTAAGTGTTTCATTAATTACTTGTTGTTGAAATGGAGATTGATAAGATGCTATTGATCCGACTCCGGTACCTGCACCTGTTCCTGTCAGTCCAGTCGCTGCTGTTGCAGCCTGACCTGCCGCTGTTAAAAACGGTTGAAAAGATCCAAGGCCACTAGCTTTAGCTCTAGCATCTTTTTGTAATTGTGTTTCATCTGCAACTTGTGGTGCAAGCTCTGCCATGCCTGCTCTTGTGATATTAAACTGTTGCGCTTGTGCTTTTCTTTGCGCAAACTGTGCAGCTGTCTCACCAGGTTGTTGTGTTGTTGCAGTTGTAACAGATGGTAAACCTGATTGTGTTGCAAGATCTGTTAAGAATGTTTTTTGCGCCGCTTCAATAAATGCTGGTGGCAAGACTCTTGATTCTGTAATACCACCTGTTTGTGCCATCATTCTCGGTGCAGTTGATTTTTTACCAACAAGATCATCAAACGCTTCCTCTAACATTTCTATTTCTTTTGGTGATAAATCTTTTAAAGGTTTACCGTAATATCTTTCAGATAACATTTCCATCATGCTATTTCTCTCATCCATAGGATCTGGTGCTGAAGAAAATTTTTGCATTAGTCTTTCAGCCTCATCATTTAATAAATCCATCTCTTCAGGCGTTAATAATCTAAGTGGCTTACCAAAAAGTTTTATAGCAAGTTCATTTCGCTCATCTTGAATATCTGGTGCTGATGCCATTTTCATTTCTTCATCCATTACACGACTCTCTTCTCTAATTTTTTCATAGTATCATACATCTTTTGTGCTCCTTTTTCAATGCTGCCATTACCTGCTCCTCGAACAGCATCAGCAGTAAATACAAATTCGTTCTTAGATAACATAGCCGGTACGTCATCTGCTTTTTCTTTTATACCTACAGGCACAAATCCTCCCTCATCTCTGTAGTCTCGTTCCATGACACCAGCTTCATTTGTTCTCATAATGCCTGTTGGCATGCCACCTTTTGCTAAACCTTGAAAATCTGCAGTGCCTTCAAGGCTTGTTTGACCAACGACACCTCTAATAAAATTATCTTTTTGTTCAGATGTCATGGCTGCATATTCTGGATTACGTAACGGTGTATAATAACTATCCATGAATTGTCTCATTTGTAATCTTACATTTTCGTCTCTTCTTGCTAAATACTCACCCACACTCTCACCAGGTTGTTGTGGTTCAAACTCTCCTGTAAAATAACTATACAGTGCAGAAGCACCAGATGTTAAAGTTCCTGCTAATAATTTTTCTTTTACCTTTGTAGATAACTTGTCTGAGAACGGAACATTTTCAAATACTTTTTCTGCAGCATCTGATAATATACCTGGTTTATCTTTACCAAGTCCTTTTAAATCTAGCTCTTTAGGAACATTTTTGTTAGTTGCTTTACCTTGAAACAATCTACCCACAGGTCCTTGTTTAATACCTTCTTCAGTAAATGTTTGTTTGCCAAATATACCACCAGGTCCCTCTGCACCACCTAAAAAACCTGCAGCTTTACCAAAACCAAAAGTAGTAGCACCTTGTTTAAGTGCATCACTGATACTGCCCCTTTGATCAAATCTACCTATACCTCTCATTAAACCTGCGATACCAGGATTAAATGGTGCAACGAATGGTGCAGCTTTAACTGCAACATCTGCTAATTCATTTGGTATAAGTTTTCTTAATCGTTTTTTTATTTTACTACCAAGACCATACATTTCTCTTGGGGTAACACTTGCTATCCCACCTTTATCACGTAACTGTCTTGGCATCTGAGCTCTTGTAATCATATATGTTAAAATTTTGTTTATATTAAAAGGCAGGATTTACACCTGAATTCTTCAATCTACTAGCTTTTTACCAATAAATCAAGACTATGTTGTGACGTTTCTAGGCGTCACTTCTAAAGCAGATAGTATTACATGTAGTCTATTTGCATTAGCTGCTGTTACTTTTATAATCTCTCCTGATTCGGCCACCAGTGGATTTGTCAATATATCCACCGGACCTGCTGCCACATCTGCAGGTATATCTCTTTGAAAGACTATGCTAAAAACAGCACTGTTTGTATCTGTTATACTAATCGAAATACTGCTACCACTACCAGAATCATCACTTACTAGTATTGATTTTATAATAGCTGTCGTGGCTGATGGCACAGTATATAAAGTTGTTGCTGCATCCGAGGTTAGATCTACTTTTTTATTTACAAAAACACTGGCCATTATGATCCTAAAAAGAAAACAACCGCATCGTTGTCCTCTGTTTTCTCCTCTTGAAATGTGGTATTTAATTTTTCAATCAAACCATTTAGATCTCTAACCAAAGATAAAAATGACTCTTGATCATATTCTCTTGGTGGCTGTGTTAATGATTGTACTATTTTTGCCATTACTTTTTCTTAACTCCTTTTATTTTTTTCTTGTTTAATGATGCATAAAAAACCTGTTCACCACGTTTCTTACCATACTGCTCTTTCATAGATTTCATTATCTTTTTACCTTTTTTATTTAATGCCATTATCTTCTTCCATCCGGTTGAAAGTCAATTCTAAAGGTACCTAATTTCCAAAATTGACTTGTGCTTGTGTTATCTATTTTTAAAGAAATAGATCTTGCTCTTGCACGAGTATCTATCTTTTGTGTGCTTGAATTTATTGTAAATGGACCTAATGATGAACTAACCTGAGCATCATTTGGAAAATCTCTTAAATTTAATGTGACTCTAGCATCACCTGTCTGTGCAAGAAAATCTGGTATCACTCTTCTTATTTTCATCATAAACTCACCATCACCTGGTAAACCTTGTTGACCAATATCAAAATCTCCAGACTCAATTGATGCAACAATTGCACTTGTTGCACCCTCTCTTATTTGATCTAATCCTTTTTCATGTTCATAGTAATAACTAACACCGTCTGTATTACCTTGAACAAAAGTTGAATGACCTGATGTTCCATTTGAACTTGTATCATATTCTGTTGCATGTGGTTTACCAAAAACTGCTGAATCCTGCCATGCAGTTCTTGCTAAAGTTCCTGTAGTCCACACTGGTCGCTCGTTGCTTGAATCCAGATAATTATATGCTACCATTCTATTTACAGTTCCAGAACCTTCATTTGGATAAAACCACATAACCTCACCAAATAAATTATTTAAACCTGCATTGATATGTTGTTTTGGTATTGTATTAATATCGTCGAATACATGATCCTCAACTAAACATGGTAAAGATTCTAGTCTACCTGAATATCTAAAGAAACCATTTTCTGACATCCAGTATGCTGTACCATCAACTTCAACAGCTGCGTTCTGTCCAATCAATCCACAGTTTGTACCCACCTGTTGAAATGAGAATGTAAAAGGTGGACCAACAAATCTCATAGTAAATAAAGCCGTATCGGTCCAAACATATATTGCATCACGACCTCTTATCGCTCCAACAATCTTAGACCCATCTGCAAGTCTTTGTGTACCAGCGGTATTAGTTGCACTTGGTGCGTAAGTGTTAATGTCTTCCTGAGAAGAAAATCTTACAAACATAGGATCTTGTGTGGTTGAGGTTCCAATAGTTGTTTCTGTTCCAAAAAATATTAAGTGTCTATCTGGTGTTGATACTAGACTAAATGCAGAAGCTGTTGGTGCTCCTGATATAATTGTTGCTCTGGTAGATGTTGCATCTGTAGGATTAGAGTTCCATTCAAAAGATTCTCCACCATTTATTGTTGCAATTAATTTGTTACCAAAATTATCTAACGACCATAAACCTGGAGCTGTAACAATATCTCCAGATGTTGCAGCATTCCATGAAAAGAAATTTGATGCGTCTGTAACAGTTGCACCAGAGCTATGTGCTGCAGCAGTTGTACCATTTGCACCTCTAGTTAAACCAGATAAAGTCCCTCCACTATTTCCTGTGTATGTAATTAACTCTGATCCTATTCGAACCGTACCAGAAGATCCAAAAGAACTAGAACTAGCCATTGTTAAACTAGTAACGGATGCATTTATTCCTGAAGATAAAGTTGATGTAAACTGTCCTTGTTGTACACCACCCCACGATCCAAGACCCCAACCTGTTGATGCAACTTCAACTGCAGGTCCAACAGGATAGTAATGTTGTACTCTTACACCACCGGATGTAGATGCACCTGATCCAGATTCATTTGAACCCATAGTAATTGTTAATGTAGTATCGGTTGGAATAGATGTTACCATAAATTTAACATCATTAAAATCAGAAGATGAAAAATCAGAATTAGTAATCGCACTAAAATTATCTAATAAAATAATATCACCCTTACCTATATTGTGCGCAGAAGAAAAAGTTAAGGTTACTTCTGCAGAGCCATTCGTTGTGCTAAATGCACTCGTTAAAGTTGTTGTAGATTTAATTGGATGTATGTCATAAAAAATACCACCAGAGTATGCATATAAAATATTACTGGTTCCCAACGCTGCATACTTAATACCGGATGTGCTTACAAAATGATGAATGGCTGTATTACGACCTGATATCTCGACAGACCCTAATTGTGCCCAACCACCTATCTTTTCAGGTGATCCATATCTAAATCTTACATTATCACCATTGACCCATTGACCCTCACCACCTGTTGCAGTGACTTGCTTATTAAATCCCGGTGCAAATTTTACTTTTTGTAGCATAGTGCCTTGTACCTTTACTACGGTTTAGTTGGCCATGTAACATTTTTACATTTTTCAACAGTATCTTTACCTTCAGGTAGATCCCTAAGATTCTGTCTATAAGTTTTCATATCCTCTGATAAAGTATTATCAGATAAAGCTAAATAATCAGTCTCAGCAAGAAGTTTATTTCTTTCAGCTCTAAGTTCAGCTAGTGCTCTATCAAGAGCTGCGTTCTCCCAAGCTGCCTCTTCTGCATCTCTTGCTGCTTCCTCTTCTGCGGTAAACTGTACGTTTGTCCCATTTATTAATTTATATCTTGGCATAATTTCTCCTTTTAAATTACTTTACTCCAAATAGCAATATATCTCCACTATCTATATTTCCTGATGACATAGAAAACTCAACAGCGTCAACTGCTGACGTTGTATTAAGATAACCACCTACTGATTGATCTACTGTTAAATTTGAAGCGTGATATGAATTTGCTCTAGCTTGAAAATGTTTTACAAATGTAGTATCTGACGGATTATATAAATGTAAATAACCACTGGCACATTCATCACCTCCATTACCTATTGCTGATCCAAGATATTGAGCAGAAGTAGACTGTGCTCTATCTCTACTTCCCCAATAAAATAATGATGCACCACTACCATCTTCATAAAGATTAGCTGCGAAAGCTGTTGATGTTTTTGTAACATTATAATTACTACCACCATCTGTGCTAAAGTTTACTTGAAAATTAACTTCATTTGTTGCTGGATGAACAGCAATATAAAAAAATACATATTCCTTAAATGTATTATCTAAAACCACATTACTAGATCCGTCAACAAATTCTATTGTAGAACTAGAGCTAGCAGTCAATTTTTTAATAAAACTTAAACTACCACCAAAACCTGATGCCATAGCACCAGCGTCAAAAATTGTTGTTCCATTACTAATTAATGCCATTAATTAACTCCATAAAGTTTTAATGTTCCAGCATCCATGTTACCTGTTGACATTTTAAATTGTATCTCATCAATAGCAGCAGTGGTATTAAAATATCCAGCTGTGATTTCCTCTTGAGAGTATGTTGCATTATAGTTATTAACTCTTGATAAGTAGTGTTTCATAAATGTTGTGGATGATGGATTAAATAAAATTAATTCACCTGACACACATTCATCTGCTGCGTTTGATGCTTTTCCTATTCTTTGAAAACTTGTACCTTGTGCCTGGTCTAAAGCAGTTTGATAACCAACACTTGCACCACTACCAGACTCATTATGTGCTGCAATAACCTGAGTGGTAGTCATGGTTTCATTTTCACCACTTGCATCAACAGCATTTGCTTGAAAAGTTAAATTTGAAGTTGAAGCTGGGTGAATATTAATAAATTTAAAAATATAAACTTTATAGGTGCTATCAATGCCCGATGAAAATGTAATAGCTGAGGATGAACTAGCAGTTTGTGTTGCTAATAAAATTAAACTACCAGCTGCTGCTCCACTATCTAAAGCTCCGTTGTTAATTAAATTTGTTCCATTTGATATGACTGTCATTAACTATCCTTAATTCCATAAAGTTTAAATGTTCCACTCTCTATATTTCCAGATGAAAATTTAAATCTAACCGCATCAACTGCTGAAGTTGTATTACAGTATCCACCAACAAAAAAATTACTTATTCTTGGTGCAACATGATTTTCACTATTATTAACTAAAAAATGTTTTACAAAAGTTGTAGATGCTGGATTAAATAAAAATAAATATCCATTTTCACTGCTATCAGCATCATTAGCACAAGCTCTACCAATCTGTTGTTCTCCAGTGCTTTGGCCTAAATCCATAGCAGTATTATAAGATAAATTTGCATAACCATCATTTTCATTATGCTCAGCATCATACACAGAAGAAGTTTTTGTTACATTATAGTTTGAGCCCCCATCAGAGGAAAAATTCACATGGTATTCAACATCGTCAGTTGCTGGATGTGCATTTATCCACTCAATTTTATACATAGGATAAGTGCTATTAATTCCACTTGTAAACTGAACATTAGCAGAATCAGATGCTGTCTGTGTTGATAATAAAACTAATGAACCTAAAGAAACACTAAATGCACCAGCATCTAATATGGTTGTGCCATTGGAGATAAAAGCCATTTTACATCTCCTCTAATTTAAATTTATATTTCTTAC